GTTACGATGCCTCCCTATTTAAATTTTTTAAGGCCCCGGTTAAGGGGCCTTACCTGTTAAACTGTGACTTTACGCCAATGCCGTGGGCGGCTGGTTCTGTGCGTACCTCAAGCCGGACAGGATAGCCACACAGGAACAGTTGGCAGCTGTGCCGTGGTTGTTCAGCGCCAGGGTCAACCAGGGCTGGCCGTCGGTTATCTCCCGAACGGGCACCTCCAGAATTACCAGCTTGCTGTCAACCGTTGCCTTTAGTAATTCTAATGTGGCAGCACTTACAGCAGCGCCGAAAACATCAGCGGTCGCTGCGGCCTGAGCGGCGCTTGCCACCCTGTAATAAAATGTTTCTGCTGTGGTCTGCGTTGCGTCGGCCGATCCTGATTTAATAGTCAGGTCAGCGCCTGCGCCGCCGTTATCGGTAAATGTGGCGCACTGTAACAGGTAAGTTACAAGGCTGCAGCCCTCGGTGTTTATTGATTCGCCTGTGCCGCCGCCTGCATAGTCGGCAGGTTTCAGCACGTAAACGATCCCTTTTTCCTCGGAAAGTCTGCTCATTATCTTTACCTCCTAATATTTTTTATCTTGCCGCCAGGGCCACAAAGCTGGACAATGTCCGGCCAGATGTGGCCTTGTACGGAGTTATTGCGCTTGCCATGACCGGCTGACCGTCCACCCGGTAGGTGATGCGGAAGGCCGTCTCGTCATACAGGAATTGCACATGGATGCTGGATGCCGCCTGCATCCCGCCTTTGTCGGCCAGGATGTACTGGCTGAAGTCCGCCAGGATTATATCACCGAGATCCCCAAGTTTTGCGCAATGTTCAATCGGTACAACCGGACGGGCGAACAGGGTGCCGTACTGCTGACCGGATATGCCGCCTGCGGGCATGTAAACCGGTACTCCTGCGGTGCCTGCCGAAAGGACCATACCGAAAAGCTGTGGTTCAATTTCCTGGTTAATCAGCCAGACAGCATTAGCCCGGCTGGGCGCAATCAGGCGTGACCACATATTTACAATGTTTTCAAACAAAACAGTGTCTGCGGCCTGGCCGGATTCTGCGGCCTGGGAAACAAGGCAGTCGGCAGAAAGGATTCCAACGGGCTTACCGGAACCGTCGCCCCGGATAATTGCATCGTCCAGTTTGAATTGAATTTCCTCTGTAAACGCCTGCATGAGTATTGATTCCATTGCCGATGCATCAGCCAGCAGTTCGTCTGTGCTGTAATAAAGCGCCATCAGCTTGTTCAGGTTCAGTTCGATCTTGCGGAATTTAGGCTTTTTGGCCGTTACGGTTGCGGCCTCTGCCGCCCAATACCCCTGTACTCCGCCCCAGCGGTAGCCGTCTGCCCGGCTGGTTTCGTCTATGCCGTTAATCCGCAGGCTGTTGGAGTTGGCGCTTATTACCATTCTGCGGCATCTGGGGGCCAGCACTCCGGTCTGATAGACGTTTCTAAGCAGTTCGGATGAAAAATCCTGCTGTACCAAATACCCACCCTCGGAAGGTACGCCCTCGTTTGCGCCGCCGGATGCTGCCGCCTGGATTCTCAAAAGCCTGGGGTCAATCTCCCCGCCCGGCCTGCCTGCCCGGACGATGGCCAACATCTGTTCTCCAAATGTCTTAAAGGGCTTGGTTTCGTCAGGGTTTCTCGGCTGTGCGTAAATCGGCGTGTTCACCGGCTTGTCAAGTGCGGCCTGCTGGTTTTCCCGATCCTCCAGCTTAATAAGGCGTTCAATCTCCGTGGTGTTGGCGTCAAACTCTTTTTCTAATGCCAAATATTTCTCGTTGTCCTCTGCTGTCAGGGTTTCCTGATCCGCCAGTGCGCGCATTTCAATGAGCAACGCGTCATTTCTGGCCTGAAGTTTTTGCCTTTTGTTCATGCGTGTAACCTCCTATTTAGTTTTTCGCGCACATTGACGCGTTTTTTGTAATCAAAAACCCGGCCTTGTGGGGCCGGGTTTGATTCCGGTTCATTTGGTTTTTCCTTTAAAAGTAGGTTTCTTATCTTGTTTATTACCTCCGGCGGGAGCGGCGCACCCCGGATGCTTGCCACAAGCTGTAGTTCCTGGTCAAACATTATCTCGTCTGCAAACTTGTTTTTAACGGCGTCTTGGGCTGTGATCCAAGTCTCCCGGTTCATAAGGCTAAGTAATTCGCCCTGCGCCATGCCGGTTTTTAGCATGTATGCGTTGGCAATACTTTTGTTCCAGCCCTTTAAAACATCGGCCTCATGGTCCATCGTGCGGTAATCGCCCATTGCTATTGACCAGACGTTATGGATCATTATCTGCGCCGTCGGACTTATTAAAACCTTATCCCCGGCCATTGCAATTACCGAGGCGGCAGATGCGGCAATGCCAACTATTTTTACAATGACGTTGCCGGGGTACTGTTTAAGCATGGTGTAGATATCTGATCCGGCAAACACGTCACCACCGGGGGAGTTTATTTCGATTTCAACTTCTTCGCCGGCTGCTGTTTCTAGTTGTGTCTCTATGTCCTTTGGGCTGACGGCCTCCATCTCAAACCAGTCGTAAATAAATTTGTCATCGTTGGATACTATCACGCCCCTGATTTTTATTTTCAAGTCAAGCCCTCCCTTCTTTAATCATTTTGCAGATTTCATCTGCAAGCGCCTGCTGCTGCGCCTTTTGCTGGCCTTGCGTCGGTTCCTTCCCGGCCTCGTACATGTTGGCAGGAGTTAAAAATATGTCACCGTTATCTATTGCGTTCATATTTTCCAACCGCCTTATGTCGTTTACGCATAGCCAACCCCACTGCCGGCCGGTGGCGTATGCATTGGCCCGGCTTACTGCGTCGCCCCGCAGAAGTGAATCCATTTTAAATTCCAGGTAATAACCCGCAATTCTCTCCACCCTGGTCAAAAGTTGCATGTTTGCAGCTTCCTCAATCCTTTTACACCAGGGCAGCATTGTATAAATTACAAATTCCAGTGATTGCTGTTCGATATTGTTGTTCGTTGACCGGCTAAGTTCCTGGATCAGGTGCATTGGCACCCGGTAAATCCGGGCTATGTCTTCAATCTGGAATCTCTTGTTTTCAATGAGTTGGGCGTCGGCTGGCTTGATAGTCAACTCATGGACTTTCGCCCCGCCCTCTGCCAGGAAAGGTCTGCCCACATTAAGCACACCAGCATAATTTTTATCAATGTCGGCTTTTAATCTAAGAAACGCTTCCTCGCCCAATTCTGCCGGGTATTCAAGTGCTATGCTTGGGTTCATGCCGTTTTTGTAAAAACTTACCCCAAACTGTTCATAAGACAGGCCCAGGCGAATCGCTGATGCGGCGTACTCTATGGGTGACATTCCAACAACGCCATCATAGGACAGGCCCGTCACGTGGAAAACCTGTGCCCGGGTGAGGATCTTTTCTTTCGTGCCGCTTCGGACCGTGTATTTCAGTTGTCCGGTTTCCCTGTCCCTTTCGATCCGCACCATTGACCAGGGGTGAGGGTAAAGGCCAACAGTCTCGCCGTAGGCATTAACCAGCCTTTCACATACAGCATTGCCCCCGGTGTTCAAGGACACCATGCAAGCCTCTTTAAAATTGAATGGTGACATTTCCTCGTTCGGGGCGTTGTGCAGTATGTCATAAACCCTTGTGTTCGTTACCGTTTCCCGGTCGCCGTCCTTTTTTTTCAGGTACAACATAATGGGCATACTGGCAAGGGTCTCAGACAATACCCGGATGCAAGCAAAAACCGCCGTGTATCTCATGGCGGTTTCAGTTGTTACTGGAATTTGGCCGTTTATTGTCGGTACGTCATCGCCTCGCAAAAAGGAACGGATAAAATCATCCCAGGTGCTGCCCATAATCACCCGGGCGAAAAACTTCTGGACTTTGTTCAACCTATCACCTCCCTACAAAAGCGATCTCATGCCCCGCTTTTCGTAAATGTTTGGCTTGTTTTGATGCAATACAACCCTTGCCAAAGCATTTATAAGGGCCACTATGCCGTCTATCCGTTCAGTTTTCTTGCCCTTTATCGGCCTTACGTTGTCGTTTTCATCCTGCTTTACTTCCATATTCCCGAACATCCAGGAGGCAACAGGGTTCCCCCCGTGGTCAATCTGCCTGCCTTCAATCAGTTTTTCCAGTTCCTTCATGGCCGGTGACATGGACTTATAGCCCTGCCTAACCTCGGCCATAGTAAGCCCGGCGTCGGTAAGTTTCAAAGATGTCTGCATGGCGTTCCATGGGTCAAAGCCGATCTCTTTTATTTTGTATATCTCCCGCTGTTTTATAATTTCAGCTTCGATAAAGGCGTAATCAATCACATTGCCGGGCGTGGTCTTAATAAGCCCTTCCCGCACCCATCGGTCGTAAGGCACCCTATCCCGCCTGACCCGTTCTTTCATGCTGTCCTCCGGTATCCAGAAGTTCCATAAGACCCGCCATAAGGGGTCAGTCTCTGTCGGCGTAAATAGCTGGGCAAAGGCCGTTATATCTAGCTTGCTTGACAAGTCCAGGCCGCCGTAGCATTCTCTGCCTATCAGATCCCCTGGTTCCCAAATGCTATATGTGCAGGCAATCCACTTTGACAACTGCACCCATTTTGTTGTTTTGAACCGCACCCACTGATTTAAACGCAACTGTCTGAATGACTTCTCGTCTGCCGGGTTCTCCTTTGCGTCAGAGTGAAAACTGCGAACATCTTCCAGTTTTATTGTGTGTCCCAGGCTTGGATTAGCCTTCTTCCAGTTTTTTTCATCCTCCCAGTCGTCGGCCTCGTCTACTCCGTATATAACAGGGTAAAATGTTTTATCCTCACGG